TTTGCATCGACCTGGTGGACGGCATAGCGGCCACCACCGTCAGGCACTTCACCCACGCTGCTGGGGTACTGCGAGCACAGCACGTTGTCCACGTAGTAGGTGCCGGCAGTGTGCCCGCTGACACCCAAGCAGGTGCGCGCGTAGACGGTGCCCGCCGGGGCTGTGCCGACCACGTAGGAGCCGGTCGTTGTCGTGCCGGTGATTTGGTTGCCGGCCGTGCTGCCGATCTCCGCGCCGGCAGCGTTGCACCAGCTAATGTAGACCCAGCAGGCACCGTTGGCCCCCACCGCCTTGATGAGACCCTGCGCCTTGTAGACCTGGCCAGGAAGGCATGCGGCCAAGCCCGCGTTGCGGTAGGCGCCGCCCCCTGCCCCGGCGGCGTGCATGGCCGAGTTGGGGCCCACGCCTGGCGTGTTGCCGGCGGTATCGATCGTCCAGCCCGAACCGGCATCGGCGTTCCACCCGTAGCCGGTCGGCGCAATGTCGAAGCCGCCGTTGATGACAGGGAGCTGGGTGACCTGGCCGGTTGCAGTATTCGCCGTCGCCTGCGCTGCGTCCGCCTTGGCCTTGGCAGCAGCATAAATCGCATTGAGCAGCGTTTGCCGGGTGGTGTAGACATCCGCGAACTTCTGGCGGAACGTCGGGCCGTCGATGGTGGTGTTTCCCGACAGGCTGCTCCACAGCACCGGCGAGGTCAGCGTGCCCTGGTAATTGGCGAGCGCCGTCACCGCGGCGTCGTAGGCGCTCTTCTCGGTCGTGATGCCGTAGGCCGTCGCTTGGGCGTCGATGCCCGCCTGCTCGGCAGAAATGACGTTCCAGTCCCGAATCACGATGGGCTTTTCGCCCGGCGTGAGCAGGTTGTCGCTGGCGATGTCGGCCAGCTGGGCGTTGGCCGCCGCGGCATCGGTGGCGGCCTGGTTGGCTTCGGCCTGGATGCCGGCAACCGTCGTCGGCAAAGTGGTCGCGGCGCCGAGGGTGAAGGTGTTGCTGTAGCTGTAGAGCGAATAGGCCTGGCCCGTGCCCTTCGCCCGCACGCGCGCCACGTAATCGCCAGCGCCGGTCCCGCGCAGATCCGAGGAGAGGCCCGTCAGGAGACCCAGCGGACGCCATTCGCCATCGTCCTTGCGCCATTCCACCTCGTAGGCCAGGGCGCCCGGCACAGCCGTCCATGCGATCGTGAGCAGCTGCGTGGTCGCCGCGGGATCGACCACCTCGGCCGACTCCAGGCTCACCGCGGCCGGGCCAGCCTGGTTGGTGATCGTCAGCGCCGAGATGGGCGGGACCTGGATCAGCGTGCCGAAATCGACAGCGTCGAACTTGCTGGCGTTGTGCTGCAGGGCGGTGATCGTGAAGCTGATCTCGGTGTCGGACTTGTCCTCGACCACCGCCAGCACGCGGAAGGTTTGCGCGGCGAGCGTGCCGCTCTCCACCGTCCATGCAGCCTGGGCGACAGGCACGTCGGTGAAGGCCGTGGAGGTGGTGACTGTCGCGCCATCCACCGACAGCACCGTGCGTGTCTGACTGACGCCGTCCGGCATGCCGACGGTGATGGTGTCGCCGGCGGCGACCGTGGGCGCCTTGTCGAGCGTGACGGTCGTGGTGGTGGCCGCCACGATGCGGCCACCCTGCCGCTTGCCCGCGCGCGCGGAGTCGGCAACCCGGATGATCTGGCCAGGTGCCACCAACACGCCATCGAGGCCGACCTTGAAGGTCACCGTGTCCGTCTCGAGGCGGCTGGTGAGCAGGATCCACCGGCCCAGCCGCTGGGCCTGGCCCTGCGACGTGCAGCCGACCGCCGTCACGGCCGTCTGCTGGATGCCATAGCGCGCGATGCCGTCGCGGTCCTCGACGTATTCGACCTTGGTGCGGTAGAAATTGCGCGGGTCGTTCCAGCTGACCAAAGCAGTCGTGAAGCGCGTCTTGCGCGCGCTGGCCGAGTAGCTGAACTGGCCGCCGATCACATTGGCATCGGTGTAGGTGAACACCGGGTCGCTCGGCATGTCCGCTGAGGCCACGATGGTGCCGTTGGCCCAATAGCTGATGCCGCGGAAGGCGCTCGACAGGTCGTTCAGCAGCTTGTAGGCGTCGGCCTGCGTCTGGAGGAAGACGTTGCAGGTCAGGCGCGGTTCCTGGCCGCCCATGCCGTCATCGACCAGCCCGTCGCAGTACTGGCCGATCTTGTACAGCTCCCACTTGTCGACCAGCGCGGCGGCCACCAGGTGGCCCAGCCCATAGCGCGGATGCGTGACCAGATCGTAGAAGATCCAGGCGGGGTTATCCGTCCAGGACGGTTTGAAGGTGCCGTCCCAGGTCCCGCTGTAGCTGCGCGTGACGACGTCGTAGTTGCTTGGCACCTGAATGATGCGGCCGAATAGGTCATAGGCCCGGTTCGGGATGTTGCTGAACTGGCTGGCGTCACCCATGAGCGCGACCAGCGCGCTGTTCGGATAGCGCAGCTTCGCGTCGACGATTTCGGTGTAGCTGTCGATCGTGGTGGTGTCCGCGGTCGACGCGTTGTTGGCGTTGGCGGTGAGCCGGGTGACGCGGACGTTCCAGCCCGTGGTCGCCGTCGGCAGGTCGATGCGATGCGAGCGCTGGTACTTGCTGGTGGTCTTGCCCTTGAAGCTTCCGTTGTAGGCGAGCACATAGGCGCCGCCGTCCGTCGACACCTCGATCGTATAGTTGATGGTGTAGCCGGTGATGTCGCCGTTGCTGGTGTTGGCCTTGGAAAGCGCCGGCACGCCGATCGTCACGCGGACGGACGACAGCGTGGTGTCGCTCAGCGCCTGCACCCAAGGCGCGGTTGACTTCAGCTCGACACCGACGCTGATCTCGTTCTCGACCGAGTCGAAGCCCGGGATGACGTCCTGGTCCTGCGTGCCCGTGCGCGTCTCGACATGCGCCTTGGGGAAGTTGGCGCTCCCGTCGCTGTTCACGAGCGGCGTTTCGTCCAGGTAGATCGACTGCTGGCCGTTCACCAGCCCGCCGATCTCGCCCTCGCTGACGAGGTCGAGGATCCGGAAATAGGCGATCGAGCGCAGGTTGTCCGGCGACTCGGTGGGCGTGTGCTGCTGCGAGCCGCCCTTCGCACCACGGATCAGCACCGCGCTCATGCAAAGATCTCGTACGGGTTCTTCGGGTTCCAGTGCGGATTGCCGGGACCGACGCCGCTGCTCGCGGGTGCGTAGTCCTCTGCATTGATGCCGGCGCTGATGACGGCCGAACCGACGATCATCCGACCGTAGAGAAGCGGGACGGGGTTGCCCTGAGCCTGCGTGTTGACGGCGCCGGAGAAGACGTAGCTGGGCGCGTTAGCTGGGCTGTCCTTGCCCTTTCCACCTTTAGGCAGGGGCGTGAGCAACTGCACAACCCCGCCCGCGATCATTGAGATGCCGGCGCCGTAGAGGTACGGGCTAATTGGATTGCCCGGGTAATAGGCCTCGGCGACGGCCGCAACGACAACTAGAACCGCGCCCGCAATAATGTTCAGAACCCCGCCACGCTTGCTTCCAGCGATCACCGGCGCAAGCCGGATGTCTTCGGATCCCACGGGTTCGCGCAGGTTCTCCGCTTTTAGGCTCTCCTTGCCTCGAAAAACTGTGAAGCCGACACCCCGAGTCTGAGCGCCATAGAAATAGGAGCGCGCGGCGGGAAACTGGCTGCAGAGATAGCGCACTGCTTCGGCAGGAGTGTTCGTATCCAGAAAGACGCGATGAATGCGCCCAAACAGGCGCCCCAACTCGCCATAAAGACGAATCGTTGTTGCGGTCATAGCTTTCCTTTGGGCAACAAAAAAGCCCGCACTAGGCGGGCTTGTCGGAGTACAGGGATGCTTAGAGCGACGTGGGTTCGAGCTTCAAACCGCCGCCATCGATCAGAATGCGGAACTTCCGCGTTTCACCCGGATTGAGCGAGGCGTCTGCCTCGCGCCGGTCCTTCCCCTCTCGATAGCCGCAAAGGGCCTTTCCAGCGTTCCAGGTGCCCAGCACATGGTGTCCGGCTGGAACATGGAAAATCGCCTTCTCGCCCGTATCCAGGCGAGCCGCCTCCTTTCCATCGATGTACACGGCAAGGAAGCAACCGCTACCCATGAATCCTTTGTCGCGGGTCACAACGAGTGTGGCATCGCCACCTGTCACTTCCTGAAACGCCAGCGCGCGATCCGATGGAACTGGGCGGATTTCATTCGGCTTCGGTGCGTGAGTGGCGCACCCAGCTAGCAACATGCCTACCAACGCAGCAGCAATCCGCTTCATGCCATCCCCCTGTGTCGGACTATCAGCATCGTCTTCTCGGCCCACATGCCGCCGTAGACGTCGCGAGAGGATAGCCGACCGTAGAGGTGGTGCAACATCGTCCCGTCGCCCAGGTAGACCGCGGCATGGTTGGCCACGCGCGACCGGATCGCCATGAGGATGATGTCGCCGCGGCGCAGTGGCTTGGCCGCCGGCACGCAGCCGGCTTCCTGGAAGTGCTCCATGTAGAGGTCGCCGCCCCGGTCCCACCAGCCGTCCTCGCGCTGGAAATCCGGCAACTTGATGGCGAGCTCGCGCGCGTAGAAGTCGCGCACCAGGGTGTAGCAATCCAGTACGCCATGCGAGAACGGCCGGCCCACCAGCGGGGCCTGGTAGCCCTCGGGCTGGATCTGGACCAGCTCGCCAGCCATCACCTGGCCATTGTCATCCCGCGCGACGGCGACGATCAGCCACGGCAGGCCCGATGCCTCGCACGCCACCCGGTCAGCCTCTGAAGGGCGAGCCGCCACATCAGGATGCGAATGGACCACGGCGACAAGCTCGCCCTGTTCTTCGGCATTGGCGTAGTCCTCGGGCGCCAGCACGAAGTGCTCGCTGGGCGTGGTGGCTAGGTTGCGGCACGGGATGTAGCGCTCCCTGCCCTTCACGACCGCGACCAGCCCGCAAGCTTCGCGCGGGTAGTCCGCCACCGCGTGCGCGCGGATGGCGTCGAGCGTGGCGGGCTTCATCGCGTCAGCGCCGCCGCCGGGAAGCCGCCATAGGGCAGCGGGTTGTTCTGGCCGAACCGGAGCTTGCAGGACGTCAGGCGCTTGCCACACACGTCCTGGTCGGAGCTCGAGGTGGCATTGTCGTCGGCATCGGCTACCGGTCCGCCCGTGTATCCGCACTCGGCGCTGCGGTAGGTCCAGGGGCACTGGTTGGCGATGATCACCCGGCGCGGCAGCTGTACGCCGCCGAAGTCCAGCGCGCTCGACAGCTCGAACTGCACCGCCGTGTTCGTCTCGGCGGCCTTGCGCTCGATGAACCAGCGATCGAGCGGCATTTCCTGCGTCGGGTCAGCCGTCGGGTTCACGCCGTCGAAATTGACCGCGTCCATGTACTTCCCGAGCGTTCGGTGGCGGATCACGATCGCGCCGACCAGGTCCTGGTACGCCAGGCAGGCCGCGGTGATCGAGCCGTCGACGTTGCCGACCGTCAGCATGGGCGTGGGTGGGCGCGAGGGCTGCAGCTGGAAGCCCTCGGCCTGGACGGGCCAGGGCTTGTACTCGTTCCCCTGCCACCAGATGCTCCCCACGCGCACATAGGCGTGGAACCGCAGGAGATCGCCGCTGATCGCGGTGGCGTCGACCTCGAACAGCTCCACCATCGCCCCCGGTTCAAGGGTCTGAACGTCTGCGGCCAGGGTCATGGCGAGAACACCTGCTGGAAGGTCACCGTGAGCGTGTAGACGTCACCGCCGATCGGCGACAGGTTGTACTCGCCGGCCTGGTAGTAGCCCTGCACGCCCGCCGGCGGCGTCCAGTTGAAGGCCTGCCAGCCGGCGCGTTCATCCAGAAAGGCCGCGATTGCTTGCATGTCAGCTTTCTTGCCGACGAAAGTGAGTGGCCATGAGCTGATCTTATTGTTGATGCCGTCGGCGACCCTTTGGCTGTAGCCATCGCCGAACTGCGCGGTGCGCACTCGGAACTTCAGCGTTCCGTTGGGCTGACCTGTAGGCGCCCAGGTGAAGGTTGGCGTGGTCATGCCGGCTGCCTCATCGCCCACAGAGATCCGCCAGGGCGTTGCTCTTCGAGCACCACTTCGCGCGCGGCGTCCTTCATTCGGCCCATGAACTTGCGGACGTTGTCGTCGGCGGCGCCAGACGTCGTCTGCGTCGCGCCGCCGTCGATGACAAAGGTCTGCGTCAGATTGACGTCACCGCCACCACCACCCGCCGCGGCGACCCCGAGCTTGCCATCCGGGCCCCGGCGCAGCGGCAGGATCGCCTCGGGGCCGGCTTCGCCCATGAGGCCGTTGCCCTTGGCGAAGGCGAACAGGGTCGGTCGGTCCACGACACTGCCAGAGAAGGCTGACAGGTTGGCGCTGCCGTCGACCACACCGCCCTTGGCGTAGACGTGGTTGACGAACCCTTGCGAGTTGTAGGTAACGCCGCCGTTTCCGTTCGTTCCACCGTAGCCGCCGAAGATGGCTTGCAGCGCCTGCGACGCCAGGATGCGAATCTCCATCTTCGCGAGGTCCGCCAGGATGGACCGGGTAAGGCTGGCGAAGTTGAGCTTTCCGGTCGTGACGAACTTCGCCAGCGCATCGGTCATGCCGTCGAAGGCATTGGTAAACAGGTCGTGCGTCTGCCCGGCAACGTCGCCGGCATCGTAGACAAAGTCCTTGATCGCCGCCCGAGCCCCGAGCGCGGCGCTCTTGCGCGCCTCGTCCTCCCGACGCCAGCCGTCCTGCTCCATCCGGATGCGATCGGTGTGGTACTGCTCGAGCGCGTCCAACTGCGCCTGGTAGCCCTCCCTGTCCAGCTCGCTGGTCGCGTTCTGCTGGCGCTTCTGCAGGTCTGCCTTCTTGCGGTTGTAGTCCTCGTCGATGGCGATGAGCGCTTGCTGTTCCGCGACCTCACGCTGGCCCATACCGATCGAGGCGACCTGCAGGTCGATCGCTCGCTGGCGCGTCGCCAGCATGTCCTGCAGCGTGGCCTTGTAAGCCGCGGCCGCCGCCGTGCTGCGTGCCCACTGCTCGGCCTCCTTCTTGTAGCCGTCGATCTCCTTCTGGAGGCTGGCGGTCAGGGCGGCGCGCGGGTCGGTGCCGATGGATTCGGCGAACGGGTCGGACTTCTTGTCCCTGTACTTCTCGTTGATGCCGGCGAGGATCGTCGCCTCGTTGGCACGGATCCGTTCGGCGGTCGCTTTGTCGCCGGCGGCCAGCGCCTTTTCGATGGCCGCGTTGGCCTTCGCGCGGGCCGCAGTGATCTCCTGCACGCGCCGCTGTTCGGTGGTCGCATACAGTGCCGCCTCGGCGTCGGACTCAGCCGCCGCCTGCACCGCCTGGTCGGCCAGTGACTTCTGCCGCGCGTCCTTGGTGGCCTTGGCCTCGGCGTCGTACAGGTCGCTGATCTGCTTGCGCAGGGCCTGGATGCGCGGGTCGTCCTCGGTCAGGCCCTGCTGGAACATGCCATTGGGCAAGAATCGGCCGCCCTTGAGCTGGTCGATCTGCTCCTGCAGCGCCTGCGCCTGATCACCGCGGGACTTCTCTCGGCCCACGTCGAGCATGGCATCCCAGGCCGACTTGGCTGCGCCGGCGACGCTGTTCCAGGCACGCTCCATCAGGCCGGCGTTCTGCTGGACCTCCTTGGCGCGCTGGCTCAATGCCTCGGACCGGGCCTTCATGGCCACCGTCGAGGCTTCCTCGACGTTTCCGGCGTCCTGCAGCGCCTTGATGCGCTCGTAGGTGGCCTCGGTCAGGAAGTGCTCGCTTTCGTTGAGCTTGAGCACGGCCTTGACCGGCTCGTCCTGCAGCGAGGCAAACTGCTTGATGGTCTCGGCGGTGGATTGGCCGGTGAGCTTGGCCATGTCCAGCGCAGCCTGCCCCACCAGGCCAAGCTGCTGGCCGGTGAACTTGCCGGACGCGGCCACCTCGGCCAACGCCTTGGCCGCGTCGTGCTGGGTCGTGGAGCCCGTGGCCATGGCCTCGGCCATGTCCTTCAGGTGGCCGGCCGTCACGCCGGCGTAGTCTCCGGTGACGATCAGCGACTTGTTGTAGGCGTCGGTCTCCTCGCGCCCCTTCACCGCGGCCACGACGAACGCCCCCAGCGCAACCGTAGCGCCTGCAATGGCGGCACCAACACCGGTGAAGGCGGCGGACATCAGCCCGGAGGAATTGGCCAGCGTCAGCGAGGTCTGTTCGAAGCGGCCCCAGTTGCCGTTGGCAACGTCGCTCACCAGGCGCCCAAGCTCACGCCGGGCGAAGGAGTTGTTGAGCGTGAACTTTTCGACCGCGTGGCTGGCGCTGGTGACCTTGGCGCGCGCCTCGTCGATGGCGTTGCTGTAGGTCTTGAAGTCGTCGGCGCTGAGCATGCCCGACTTCTTGAACGCGGCCAGCTTGGCCTGCTGCTTGTCCAGGCGGTCCAGCGCCGCGACGGTGGGGTCGATCTGGCCGATGAGCTTGGCGAGATCGTTCGCCTGCTGGCGGTACTGCGGGCTGTTGTACCGCTTGGCCGCGTCGGCATTGGCGCGGCTGAGCTTGTCCGTGGACGCCGCCGCCTTGTCGCCGCTGGCGGCCAGCTTGTCCAGGTCGGCCTGGGCCTGCTGCACGCCATCGGTCGTGACCTTGATGCCAAGGCTTGCGATGTCGGTCACTTGGATTCGCCCATGGTTCGCAGCGCCTCCCCTTCCAGGACGCGCAGGCATTCGAAGGTGTCTGTCCACAACGCGCGGGGAACGGCCAGCAGCCGAAAGACCGACGGCAACGCGCTGTAATCCAGCCCGGTGGCGCCCATCGCGCCGGTTCGCCATTGCGTGGACATGGCGATGAACACGTTCACGGCCGTGACGTTGTCCGGCCAGAGCTCGACGGCATCATCAAGATCCGAGGCCACAAGACCGAAGGCGGATAGCTCCGCCTCCGTCGCTGGTGCCTCGTACAGCTTGCGTGCCGCCGAGATCAGTTTTTTGTGCGAGCCCCGCGCAGCTCGGTGAGGTAGGTGTTCACGATCGCGAACCCCGCGCCGGCGTAGTTCTGGCACAGCCGCTCGATGTTCGCGTCGTTGAACTCGTCGTCCAGGTCCCAGCCCAGCGCCACGGCGTTGATCGTGGCGACGTCGCCGGCGTTCTTGTCCTCGTCCAGCCACGCGAGCACCTGCTCGCGGGTGCGGTGCTTGAACGTGAACACCACCGGCGCATCCGGGCCGCCAGGCACCGGGATGAGCACCGGTGCCTTGAAGGTCGGGTCGGGAGTGAGCTTGAGCTTCGGCATGTCCTACCTCAGCTCGCGTAGCGCACGGGCTCGGCCAGCAGCGACAGCGTCACCTGGCAGGCCAT